CCCAGTTGTCGGACATGGTGATAGGTCTGGAAAGAGATCAACAGGAGGATGATGAGGAAAAACGCAACACAACCTGTGTGCGTGTCCTGAAGAATCGGTACGTTGGTATCACTGGCCCTGCGGCATTCCTTAAATACGACAGATTCACCGGAAGAATGGCTGAGGTTGCAAAACCAAAGGAAGCGGAGTCTGACTTTTAATGAACTGTTATCACTGTAATACAGAGTTAATCTGGGGTGGTGATAAAGATAATGAGTGTGATGACGAACATTTAATTGAAACTAATTTATCTTGTCCTAGTTGTGATGCTTTTGTAGTAGTGTGGTGGGGAGAAAAAAGCAGAAAGGAGGCTGACTTTTGAGCATTTACCTAGACATTGAAGCAAATGGCCTTAATCCGGACACTATTTGGTGTGTGGTGACTAAGGACAACTGTAAGACTAGGGAAGGCACTACTATTGTCCATACTAGCCCTGATACCCTCCAGGACGCTCTGAGAGGCCGTATGAGCGTAGTTGGGCATAACCTAATAGGGTACGACCTCCCTGTGCTAAAATCGCTCTGGGGCGTTTCTGTGGAGCCTGAGAGGGTAATAGACACTTTGGTGTTATCCAGGCTGTCTAATCCATCCAGAGAAGGAGGACACAGTTTGAGGTCGTGGGGTGAGCGTTTGGGCTTTCCTAAAGGTGATTATAGTGATTGGTCAAAACTTACTCAGGAAATGATTGATTACTGTATTCAGGACGTAAAAGTCACTGAACATACTCACTTTAAACTGATGACTGAAATGAGTGATTTTTCTCAGGAAAGCATTGATCTTGAACATAAGGTTCAATTCATAATACAACAGCAGATTCGCAATGGTTGGCTCTTGGATGAGCGTCAGGCATTTGATCTGTTAGCGGAACTAAAGGAGAAACAATTTGCTTTGGAGGAGGAAGTACATAAAACTTTCAAACCTCTGCCTACTTTGGTTAAACAGGTGAAACCTAAGTACAAGAAGGACGGAAACCTGTCAACAGTAGGACTGAAGTTTTTGGGTGATAACTGGCAGGATGTATGTGGTGAGTTTAGCAGGATAGAATCCATACCGTTTAACCTAGCCTCCAGAAAACAGATTGGCATACATTTAAAACGATTTGGTTGGAAACCTGAGACTTTTACGGAAACAGGCCAACCTATTGTGGATGAAGCTACTCTGTCTAAGGTCAAAGGCATACCGGAAGCCAAAATGATAGCGGAATATATTTTGGTTCAAAAAAGGATTGCTCAAGTTAAATCATGGGTTGATGCAATGGAACATGACGGTAGAGTTAGAGGATTTGTTAATACAAACGGAGCAGTAACCGGACGTATGACACACTCTAAACCTAATCTTGCTCAAACACCTGCCAGTTATAGCCCTTTTGGTAAAGAGTGCAGGAGTTGTTGGACTGTTCCTTTAGGACATAAGTTAGTAGGGGTGGACGCATCAGGTTTGGAATTAAGGATGCTTGCACATTATATGAATGATCCAGAGTACACCAAGGAGATAGTCAATGGAGACATCCACACAGCTAACCAAAAAGCAGCGGGACTTCCAGATCGAGATTCAGCTAAAACTTTCATCTATAGTCTCATTTATGGGAGTGGGGATGAAAAACTTGGAAAACTTGTCGGAGGATGTAGAAGTAGAGGCTCTGAACTTAGACAAAGATTCCTTACCGCCACTCCAGCACTCTCTGATTTGCAAAAACGAGTTAGAAGAAAAGGAAGTGACGGAATTATTAGAGGGCTTGACGGAAGATTGCTCCAAGTTAGGTCAGAGCATTCAAGCCTTAATACTTTACTCCAAGCGGCCGGAGCAATAGTAATGAAACAAGCACTGATACTTTTGGATAAGTTTTCTAGGGAATGGAAAATTAACTATAGATTTGTAGGGAATATACATGACGAAATACAAACTGAAGTTCAAGCGGATCAAGCCGACAAGTTTGGTCACTTAGCTGTGTCATGTATTGAAGCGGCAGGTTTGCATTTTAACTTAAGATGTCCACTAACGGGGGAATATCATGTCGGAAATAACTGGTCGGAAACTCACTAATGATGAAATGTCATGTAACCGTAAAGGAGACTTTGCAGAACTCTATGCAGTAACTTGGTTATGGGACCAGGGGTACGAAGCATTCAGGAACTATGGCAGCGATGGTCCTGTGGACATTATTGTCTGGAGTAGAAAAACAGGAGAGTTTATTTTGGCTGACGTTAAAACCGGAAATCCAAAATATAGGACAAAGACGGACGTTAACCCTACTGACCTTCCTGGACAAAGAACTGAAGAACAAAAAAAACTAGGGGTTCGACGATTAGGTTTTAACCCTGCCACTAGAAAATGTTGGTGGGTGGAGCATAAAGAATGAAAACCATACATACATTGGTTCAGGACATCTATAAATTGATGATGTCTAAACGTGTACCACAGGACGTTGACGCTGAACAAGTGATTGAGGAGTTTGGTGAAAACGTAAAAAAACTAATGCGTAAGGAATTTGTCAACAGGGATTACACTAGGTCAGGACTTAGATTATCCTCCAGTGGCAAAGGGTTACGTTATTTGTGGAATACTATTAACAGGGTTCCTAAAGAACGTATATTACCTCATACATTAGTTAAATTCATGTACGGGCATTTGATTGAGGAAATGTTATTATGTTTTGTCAAGTTGTCAGGACATAAAGTTGAAGGAGAACAGAAAGTTTGTGAAGTAGCTGGAGTCAAAGGACACATGGACTGTCGCATTGATGGGACATTGGTTGACGTTAAGTCCACAAGTACCTATGGATTCAAGAAATTCAGGGACGGTTCACTGGCTATGGACGATCCCTTTGGTTATGTGGCACAGTTAAAAGCATACGCCCATTCAGAAGGTGACACAAAGATAGCTTGGTTAGCTATGGACAAACAGAACGGACACTTGGAGGTACTTCAATACGACTTGGAGGACACCCAAGCTCCAGTACATAAGTACATGGATTATGATATAGAAGAAAGAATGGAAACAATTAAGAAAGTTGTGGAACAGGAGGAAGCACCGGAGCATTGCTATGAATTGATACCTGATGGTTCTTCAGGCAATATGAAGTTAAGTATGGGGTGTTCCTACTGTCAGTTTAAGCAAGCATGTTGGCCTAATCTTAGGGCTTTTAAGTATTCAACAGGACCAAGATTTTTAGGAGTGGTAAAGAATGAGCCGAAAGTACCGGAAATCCAATTACAGGAAGTTGCGTAACGTGTATCGTTCCGGACTTGAGAAAACATTTGCAACAGTAGTGCCTAAAGGGGAGTTTACCTATGAACCTTTTGATGTACCCTATACGGTTTATCGTAAATACAAACCTGATTTTGTACATAAAACTGGCATTATGATTGAATGTAAGGGATACTTTAGGGCAGGTGATACACTTAAATACAAATCCATCAGGGACACAGTGGACGCTGAACTGATATTTGTACTAAGTGATCCAAACAAGAAAGTAAGAAAAGGATCTAAGATGACAATGGCTCAATGGTGTGATAAGGAGAAGTTCAAATATTTCTCCGTTAGTGAGGTGGAGGAGTTGATGAATTATGTACACACTAGATGAATTAAGAGAAAAACTGTTGACTAGATACGAAATAGATGATATAATAGAGTTATTAGATATTAATTCTGAAGAGTTAGTTGACAGATTTGAAGATAAAGTAATTAACCGTATTGAAAAAATACAACGGGAAATAGAGGAGATGGAAGCATGAATGATGAAGACGATATTGATGTATGTATCCAGGATTTTGATGAATTAGTGGACAGAGACACGTTACCCGACAAGTACCAAGATGGATATTGGGAGTAACCTATGAAATTTCATAATAAAATGGCGTTGGGTATAATAATTGTTATGCTATGTTTATGGTATTTGTCCTTAATGGACTATAGTAGTAAAGTCTTATGAGTATTGATGACGCTAAACCAGAAGAGTGGGACCGTTTAATGTCGAAAGGACCAGACAAACCGGAGGAAGTTTTAATGAATAATACAGTGACAAGAGCTAAAGATATTAAAAAAAGTATTTATAAAAACACAATTAGTGGGTCTTTATATCATCCCAATGACCATAATCTAATGGACAAACAAATGTTTCCAAAGGAAGAACCAAAAGACAATGTTAATCATCCACCACATTATAATAAAGGTGGACTTGAGGCTATTGACTACATTCAACAACAACTTGATAATGGGTTTTCGGATTATCTGGAAGGAAATATTATTAAGTATCTACATAGGTACAAGTATAAGCATGGGGTAGAGGATCTTAAAAAAGCCAAATGGTATCTTAAAAAACTAATTGAGGAGCTTACTTTTAATTATGGATAGTTATCAACAGTACATACACAAAAGCCGTTACGCCCGTTATCTACCTACTGAAAACCGCAGGGAAACATGGGAAGAAACCGTTGGCAGATACATGAATTTCTGGAAGAGTAGAGGCGTTAAGTTTAAGGCTAATGAAGCTGAAGAACTTGAGGAAGCCATACTGGACATGGACATTATGCCTTCCATGAGGGCGTTAATGACCGCAGGGGAAGCTCTGGACAGAGACAATGTAGCAGGGTTCAACTGTTCCTACATTACCATAGATAACCCTAGAGCCTTTGATGAAATGATGTACATCCTGATGTGTGGAACAGGAGTAGGTTTTAGTGTGGAACGTCAGTACATTACTAAACTGCCGGAAATAGCGGAGGATTTCCATGACACCGACACTATCATACACGTTGCAGACTCAAAAATTGGATGGGCGAAATCGTACAGGGAATTGGTGTCGTTGCTGTATTCAGGTCAATTACCCAAATGGGACATCAGTGGAGTTAGACCTGCGGGTTCCGCACTCAAAACATTTGGAGGCAGAGCGTCTGGTCCTGAGCCACTTGTTGACCTCTTCAACTTTACCGTGGGGGTATTTAAAGGAGCGTCTGGAAGAAAACTTAATTCCCTTGAGTGCCACGATCTTTGCTGTAAAATTGCACAAGTTGTCGTTGTCGGAGGAGTCAGGAGATCAGCCCTTATCAGTTTAAGTAATTTAACTGACGATAGAATCCGTAGAGCTAAACACGGACAGTGGTGGGTTGATGAGCCACAGAGAGGTCTGTCCAATAACTCAGCCTGTTACACTGAAACGCCGGACTTTGGTGCGTTTATAAATGAATGGAGGAGTTTATATGAATCAAAATCCGGAGAAAGAGGAATCTTTAGCCGTATTGCAAGTCAGAAGCAAGCTGCAAGAAATGGTAGAAGGGATGCTGAAAGAGATTTCGGGACAAATCCCTGCAGTGAGATTATACTCAGGCCAAACCAATTTTGCAACCTTTCCGAAGTCGTTGTTAGACCGACAGATACATTTCAAAGTCTCCAACGAAAAGTACGAAATGCAACTATCCTTGGAACTCTCCAAGCTACCCTCACGGACTTCAGATACTTAAGGAAAGTCTGGGAGGACAACACTAAGGAAGAAGCACTATTGGGAGTGTCCTTGACGGGTATTCTGGATAGTTCTTTAACTAACTTAAGGAATAAAAACTTGCCTACTGTACTACAAGCACTTAGGGACGAAGCCATTAAAACTAATAAGGAATGGTCTAAGCGTCTAGGTATTGCACAGTCAACTGCTATAACCTGTGTTAAACCAAGTGGTACTGTGTCCCAGTTAGTGGACAGTGCCAGTGGTATTCACCCACGTTATAGTCAGTATTACATCAGGAGAGTCAGGGCTGACATGAGAGATCCTTTGTGTAACGTCCTGGAGGACGCTGGAGTGCCTTCTGAGGTGGACATAACGTCACCCTCTACCAAGGTATTCAGTTTCCCTAAAAAGTCCCCCAAGGACGCTGTGTTGGCTTCTGAGCAGAAAGCAAAGGATCAGTTAAAGTTATGGTCTATTTACCAGGAACACTGGTGCGAGCATAAGCCCAGCATTACCGTGTACTACAGGGACAATGAGTTCTTGGGTATTGGGGATTGGGTGTACAATAATTTTGATTCCGTATCAGGTATTTCATTTTTACCTTATTCGGATCACACCTATGAGCAAGCACCTTATGAGGAAATAACCAAGGACCAGTACAATAAAATGGTCAAGGGTTTTCCAAAGGAGTTTAATTGGGACATAGATGAGAGTCAGGACAATACTGAAGGAGCACAGACATTAGCCTGTGTTGGAGGAGCCTGTGAGTTATAGCGATAAAGTTTTAGATCATTATGATAACCCTAGAAACGTAGGGAAACTGGATGAGAAGGACAAAGCTGTAGGAACTGGTATGGTTGGAGCACCTGCCTGT